TTATAAGCTTGCGCTTGATAACGGCTGGGAGCCTGCCGCCGACATTCGCCTAAACGGTGAGATCGTGGTCAACGGCAACCACCCAGCAAAGGAGTTCTTGCAGTCGTTGCAGGCGGCAGACCCCATCACCATTGAAGAGCAGCAGGCGCTCCCACCCCCGCCAAAGCCTATGCCTCTCGGCTGGGATAAGGTGGGCGGCATCATTGCCGATCTGATGGCCTTTATGGCCGCCACCGCCAAACGTCCGCAGCCAGTCTTAGCGCTTGGTGCAAGCTTGTGTGCGATCGGCGCATTGATGGGGCGCAAGTACCGCACTGAGAGCAATACCCGCTCAAACCTTTATGTGGTGGGCATTGCGGAAAGTGGTGCAGGCAAGAATCACAGCCGTGTCGTGGTCAACGAGCTTTTTCGCAAGGCGGGCCTTTTGCAGTACTTGGGTGGCAATAAGATTGCCTCGGGCTCAGGGCTTTTAAATGCGATCCAACGCCAGCCTGCCATTTTGTTTCAGTTGGATGAGTTCGGCATGTTTTTGTCTGCGGCAGCCGACCGCAAACGATCGCCACGGTATGTCTGCGAGATCTTGGATCTGATGACCGAGCTCTATACCACCGCAGGCACGACCTATTTCGGCATCGAGTACGCAAGCAATCAGCACAACAACTCCCACCGGGCGATTCACCAGCCCTGCGCCTGCATCTACGGCACCACAACGCCCTTGCACTTTTGGCAGGCGCTACAGGCTTCTAACGTGGCCGATGGGTCGCTGGCGCGGTTTCTCATTATGGAGAGCGAGGAGGATTTCCCAGACAGTAATGAGCAGTTCGGTGTCATTGATCCGCCGCAAGACCTTATCGATCAGCTGATCTTGATTCACACGGGTGGAGGCAAGTTAAGCGGCAACCTGACCGATGTAGGTGCTATCGACGAGGTCATGGTGGACCCTCGAGTTGTTCCCATGACACCGGCTGCAAAGGCTGCATTTAGGCAGTTAGATGATGAGTTGGTGGCGAGACTCAGAACAACCCGGGGCACGGGCTACTCGTCCATCCTGGCGCGTATCGAGGAAAACGCCACCAAGCTTGCCTTGATACGCGCTGTATCGCGCGACCCCATCGATCCGCAGATCGAAGATCACGATGCCCATTGGGGCATCATGCTCTCACGGCACTGCGCTGAACTCACGATTCGTGAGGCTTCCGCTCGAGTCTCTGAGAACCTGGTGGAGTCAAACCACAAGCGGGCACTGCAGATTTTGCGTGACGCAGGCCAAGCCGGGATGTCAAAAAGCGAGTTCACCAGGCGCACGCAGTTCATGGACCATCGTCAGCGTGACGGGGTACTGCGCACGTTGGCTGAGGCAAGGCTGGTGGAGTCGCTATTACTTCAAGCCAAGGGCCGGCCCACTCAATGGCTCAAAGTCTTGTAGATCAATGGGTTACAGGTGTGGCGGCGAGTTTCTTCAATTTCTTCAAATTTCAAAGCCACATCCTATATATACATTTTTAAAGTGGGTCCCTAGACACACCTAAAAAGAGAAAAAGAAAAAGGTATCTATATTGAAAGAATGAAATATTGAAATATCTATAGACCCACCACCATGGGATCTAGGTTGAAAGAATGAAGTATTGAAATAAGTCTTACACGCACCCGAATGGTCTTCGGACGTGAAGGAGCCCTGTAGACCCTGACCCGGTTTGTAGCGGCGCTCCTCCAAGTCGCCTCGTGCACTTCAAGGAGGACACGCCCATGGGCATACGCACAACGCTGCAGACGGACAGCATCAAACCGCTATCGGCATCAGCATCGCCTGCTTCAGGCGTCGTCTTGGCCCTCGATCTCGGGCAAACCACCGGATGGGCCCTGCGTGCCAACGGGCTCATTCATTCAGGAAGTCACGGATTCAAACCCGGGCGGTTTGAGGGTGGCGGCATGTCGATGCTGCGCTTTGCTCGGTGGCTTACTGAATTACATGATCAGAGCGGCCCTATCGCACGGGTCTACTTTGAGGAGGTGCGTGCCCATAAGGGGACGGCAGCCGCTCACACCTATGGTGCTTTCTTAGGGCAGTTGTCTGCCTGGTGTGAGGCTAACGGCGTAGCTTACCTCGGTGTGCCGGTCGCAACCATCAAAAAGCACGCGACCGGCAAAGGCAATGCTGGCAAAGATCTCGTCATTGCGGCCATGCGCGCTAAAGGCTACGAGCCCTCTGATGATAACGAGGCCGACGCACTTGCCATATTGCACTGGGCCTTGGATCAGGAGGCAAGCCATGGGTAAGAAACATCCTAAGCTCGAACCCTTGACCCATGGCAGCGTTGTTGAACTCCCCGGCGGCCGTATGGCGCAGTGGCAATCTTTAGAGGAAGAGGGAACGACGTATCGCACTGAACACTTCCGATGCGTAGATAGCCTAGGCCTACTTCTGAAAAACGGTGCCATCACCCAAGAGATGCACGACGCCGGTCAGGAGTTCAATCGCAACTTTGTTTATGCGCAACTTAATCCGGTGGGCTCGCCACCCCTGGACCGAATTCCGGGCGGCCATTGGCAAGACAGCATTACCGAGCGTGCCGCCTGGTCCCGAAAGCGCCTGGGTGAAGCACTCGATGCTGTTGGCGGTGTGTGTAGCCCCGGGGGCTGCGCCGTCTGGCATGTTGCCGGCCTTGGAAGAAGTGTGAAAGAGTGGTCCTTGCTCGAGGGGTGGAACGGGCGAACGCTCAACCAGTACGAAGCGAAAGGCATCTTGGTGGCAGCGCTTGGCGTTCTGGCGGTGCATTACGGGCTTCAGCGGGCTCCGGGGGGTGACAACCATATCAGCCGGTGATATACTAGAACCCGTGAAAGATCATCAAATCCGCACCCTGCTGGACCTTCACGATCAGGTTATTGATCAGGAGGACGGCTACTGGATCAAGATCGAAGCCTGGCAGGTTGAGCCGACTAGGGATATTCCACACGGAATTAGGTACACACTCACCTTGCACGCGCCCAGTGGCAAGCGGATTTTGGGGTACGACAATGCTCATGCTGTTAAGACAAAGGGAAACCGGTTCTCCGGGCAGCGCCTACCGTTTGATCACAAGCACAGGCACGTCGCTGACAAAGGGGTGCCGTATGAGTTTAAAGACGCAAATCAGTTGTTGTCGGATTTTTTTAACGAGGTTGACGCGGTTCTAGAGGAAGTGAGATCAAGATGAAAGTCATCAAAATTGGTATTGCTCCGCAAGAGCGAATTCGCGAGCGGATGTTGGCTATCGCCAAGGGCGAGCTCAAGCCAAAGGCCTCTGACCCAAAGGTCTGGTTTACGTCTATGCGTTCGTTGTCACAGGTTTTAAGCGACGAAAATCGAGCGCTTTTGGACGTGATTCGTACCTCCCGCCCAGCATCTATTAGTGAGTTGTCAGACTTAACCGGACGTAAGCAGGGTAATTTGTCTCGGACCTTGAAGACAATGTCTCGCTATGGGCTGGTCAGGATGGAGAAGAGCAACCGCTCGGTCCGCCCAATTGCCCAGGCGCAGGGCTATCAGATCATGGCGTAAAGAGAACTCTAAAATTACCTTGACCGATATATATCGATGATGTACAGTTTCTCTAATCGCTAAAAAAGCGCCCACACGGATCATCCCTGTGGGCGTTTGCATTTCTAGACTCCCCAAACCCGCCCAAGACTACTTGCGCGGGTTTTTCTTTTTCCAAGGCGCCATGAACCCACTCAAGCTTGAGTACCGCTCTGTTGAAGCGTTGATCCCCTACGCCCGCAATGCAAAACAACACCCGGACGCCCAGGTTGCACAGATCGCAGCCAGCATTCGTGAGTTTGGCTGGGGTGCACCGATCTTGGTCGATGGGAATAACAACGTCATTGCGGGCCATGGACGTCTTTTGGCTGCACGCAAGCTTGGTATGGCTGAAGTGCCCGTGGTTTCAATGGATCACCTGACCGACACGCAGCGCCGAGCCCTGATACTGGCCGATAACAAGATTGGTGAAAACGCATCTTGGGAAGATGAACTTCTTGGGATTGAGTTATCCGAGTTAAAGGATGCTGGCTTTGATCTTGAGCTCACCGGCTTTTCAACAGAGGAGTGGGAAGCACTGATCGCAGGTGAAGAGACCGATAAAGAAGGACTCACCGATGAGAACGCTGTTCCCGAAGTTGTGGAGCCAATCTCAAAGCCTGGTGACCTTTGGGTCTTGGGTGAACACAAAGTCTTGTGCGGTGATGCAACCAAGCTCGATGATTACAAGCGTCTGTTGGGCGATGAGCTGGTCGATATGACCTTTACTGATCCACCATACAACGTGAACTACGCCAACACGGCCAAAGACAAGATGCGCGGCAAGAATCGCCCGATCATGAATGACAACCTGGGTGATAGCTTTGAGCAGTTTCTCAAAGACGCCTGCGCCAACATCGTGGTCTACACCAAGGGCGCGATATACATTGCGATGAGCTCGTCTGAGCTCGATACCCTGCAAAGTGCGTTTCGTGCTTCTGGTGGCCGCTGGTCAACCTTCATCATCTGGGCCAAGAATACCTTCACGCTAGGCCGTGCCGACTACCAGCGTCAGTACGAGCCTATTCTCTACGGATGGAAGGAAGGCAACGATCACTACTGGTGTGGTGCTCGCGACCAAGGTGATGTCTGGAATGTGAAAAAGCCGGCCAAGAATGATCTTCACCCAACTATGAAGCCTGTTGAGTTGGTCGAGCGGGCCGTCCGAAACAGCAGTAAAACCAAGGACCTCGTCCTTGACCCATTCGGCGGGTCAGGCTCGACATTGATTGCTTGTGAGAAGGCTGGGCGACGGGCCAGGCTCATTGAGCTTGATCCTAAATACGTCGATGTGATTGTGAAGCGCTGGGAAGAGTACACCGGCCAAAAGGCCCAAATGATTCAAGGGGCCGATGAGCCGGTGGAAGATGAGGCGCTTGCTGACGAACCGCGCTAGGCGATTCGGTACACGCGCTCGGCGTTGTCCTCTTTCTCGGATGTAATCACTAGACCGAGTTTTTTCTTAAACGAACCTGCAAAGGCACCTCGAACGGTGTGTTGTTGCCAACCGGTGGCTTCGCAGATTTGTTTGATCGTTGCACCCTCAGGTCGCTTTAAAAGCGCGATGACCTGAGCCTGCTTGCTGTTCTCACGTGTTTTGACTTCGCCGGGTGCTTTGGCTGGAGGGCTTGGTTGATCAATGCCAAGCGCGGCATAGGCCGCCTTGGTAAGGGCGATCGCCCGTTTCTTGTGAACAATCAATCCCGCTTTGGTCAGGCTCTCAAGGGTCTTGGCTTTTGCGCCACCTTTTAACGACTCAGGAAACCACTCGACCTTACCGCCGTGATTCTCATGTGCGTGGGTAAGGATGGCTTGCTGGGTGCTGGTGAGTTTGTGGGACATGGCTGCTTCCTTTCGGTTGGTTGATGGTGTTCGTATGAACGCTCTAGTACCGAGGAAAGCCAAGTCAATTGCGCCATGTTGTTGCTTATTTCTTGATTGCTTGCCCTGATGCCCCAAAGTGCACCCACTCCCTGCCGATACCCCGGTTGTGGGGCGGTGCTGGATAAGCCGGGTTATTGCCCTGCGCACCGTGTCGCAGTGCATCGTGACTACGGACGGGCCAGGCGCTCCTTTGATACGGAGTTGGGCTTTTATCAATCAAGAGACTGGCGGCTGATCAGAGCCCAGGTGCTGCGAGAAAAGCCCGTGTGTGCCCAATGTGAGGCCGCTGGGCGGGTAGTTGCAGCCGGGGTCGTAGACCACATCGTGCCGCTCAAAGACGGCGGTGCTCGGTTTGACCGGACCAACCTGCAGCCTCTCTGCGTTTCTTGCCACAACCGCAAGACCGCAAAGGAAACGGCTGGCAGGCGTTAGGCCCCCTAGGGGGGGCAAATCTCTACGGTTGGGTGGCGCAGATGCGCGCGTCAGCCCAAATTTTTGTGCGTGCAAATTGAAACTAGGGGGGGTCCCCCCGATAAGGATTTATGGCGGGCCGAAAACCTTTACCGACAAAAGTTAAGCAGATCAAAGGAACGCTGCAGAAATGTAGAACGAATCCTCGGGAACCAAAACCTGACGGTGATCTGGTCGAGCCGCCCGATTACATGACCGAGGGAGCGAAGTCCGCCTGGCGGTACGCCTTGGAGTGCGCTCCCCCGCATCTTCTCAAGCGTCTGGATATGTCGGTGCTGGAGATCTGGGCGTGTGCTGCAGATCTTTATAGAAAAGCCCAAGCCGGCATAAGCAAAACCGGATTGTTGATTAAGGCACCGAACACAGGTGTTCCGATGCAGTCGCCTTACTTAGCGATTGCAAATAAACAAGCGCAGATCATGACCAAGGCTGCTGTCGAGATGGGGTTTACGCCCGCCTCGCGCTCGCGAGTCAGCCTGCCAATGGAAGCGGTCGATGACGAGATTGATCCATGGGCCGACATCGCAGGCTAACAACTAATGGCAATGACGGAATACGCGGTCATAGCCAAGCGCTATGCCGAGCAGGTTGTTGCGGGTGAGATCTCGGCTTGCAAGTGGGTAAAGCTTGCTTGCCAACGGCAACTTGATGACCTTTCGCGATTTAAAGGCAAGGCGAGCCCTTATCGATTTAATCCGAAGCTAACCGATCGAGAGGGGCGAGACTACTACCCGGCAGATAACCTTTGCGCGTTCATTGAGCGCTTGCCGCACGTCAAAGGGCCGCTTGCAGGTGAGCCAATCAAACTTGAGCCGTGGCAGGTCTTTATCCTGTCAACCGTTTACGGGTGGGTGAGAGAAGATGGCAAGCGCCGGTTCCGACGCTCTTACATCGAGGTGCCACGAGGTAATGCAAAGTCGACCCTGTCCTCAGCCGTCGGGCTTTATATGCTTACTGCGGATCGTGAAGGCGGTGCCGAGGTTTACTCCTTAGCAACGACTCGGGACCAGGCACGTATTGTGTTTGGTGATGCGCAGATGATGGCAAGACGCAGCCCCGGGTTCCGAAGCCGCTTCGATGTAAACGTAGGAGCCCACAACATCCATGTGCTGGCATCTGGTTCAAAGTTTGAAGCGCTCTCAGCCGAAGGCTCGACCCTAGACGGTCTTAATATCCACTTCGGATGCGTCGATGAGCTTCATGCGCATAAGACTCGGACCGTGTATGACGTTGTCGAGACGGGTACGGGTAAACGCGACAATTCTCTGCTCTGGGTCATTACAACGGCTGGCAGCAACCGCTCTGGCATCTGCTACGAGGTTCGCACCTTTGTAAGCAAGGTTTTAGAGAACGTCGTTGCCGACGATACACAGTTCGGCATCATCTACGGACTTGATGATGGTGATGATTGGACGAGCGAGGATGCCCTAATTAAAGCCAATCCTAACTGGGGCATCTCCGTTCGACCCGAAGTGCTTGGGCCATTGCAAGCGAAAGCGATGCAGCTGCCTAGCGCAGTCAACAACTTTAAGACCAAACATTTAAATGAATGGGTCAACGCGGACACCGCCTGGATGGACATGCGGGCATGGGATACCTGCGCTGATACCGGGCTGGATCTTGACGCCTTTGCTGGTCAGCCGTGTTGGATAGGGCTTGACCTTGCAAGTAAAACTGACATCGCCGCGCTCGTTTTGCTCTTCGCGCATCCCGATATATCGGATGCGTTCGTTGTGTTCGGCAAGTACTACCTGCCCGAAGATACCGTAGCCAACTCAGCCAACAGCCAGTACTCCGGCTGGATGAGAACTGGGCGGCTGACGGTCACGCCCGGAAACGTAATCGACTTTTCCTGGATCGAAGCTGACCTGATCGACTTTGCATCTCGCTTTGAGATTCAGTCGGTTGCTTTCGATCCCTTTCAGGCAACACAGCTCTCGACTCGGATGATGGCCGAAGGCCTTCCGATGATTGAGGTGAGACCTACGGTGCTCAACTTTAGCGAGCCCATGAAAACACTGGAAGCCCTAGTGCTTCAAAAGAAATTAGCCCACGATGGTGACCCGGTGCTTGGCTGGATGGCCAGCAACGTGGTCGCCCACCTGGACGCTAAGGACAACATTTACCCTCGGAAGGAGCGAGCAGAAAACAAGATCGATGGAATCGTGGCACTGATCATGGCGCTATCTCGCGCAATCAAACCGGGCGACTCGGTGGTGCTGGGGGCCGACTACGAACTGATGCTGCTCTGATCACATGGGACTCTTTAATTTTTTCGATCGATTCAAAGCTTCAAGCGATGACCGATCGGCCTATGGTGACTTTTGGTTTGAGCCCGTTTCGGTTCGCACTGCAAGCGGAGCCCGTGTATCGGCTGACAGTGCTATGCGCTTGGCGGCGGTCTATGCCTGCGTACGGATTTTGGCCGAGACCATGGCGTCTTTACCGATCGTGGTCTATCGCAGACGTCCCGACGGTGGCAAAGACAAGGACACCGAACACTGGCTCTACCGCCTCTTGGTTAAGCGACCCAATCGTTATCAAAATCCTTTTGAATGGCGTGAGATGCTTCAAGGGCATCTGGCGCTGCGTGGTAACGCTTACTGCCAGATCGTCACGAATCCACGCGGCGAGGTGGCCGAGCTCATCCCGATTCACCCCGACCGAATCAAGCTTGAATTACTCGCCAGTGGAGACTACCGCTATCGGGTAACCGACCGCTTTGGAAAAGAGTCGGTTTTATTGCGTGAAGAGGTCTGGCATCTGCGAGGGCTTTCGTCGGATGGCTTACTGGGTATGAGCCCCATTGAACTTGCTCGAGAGAGCCTTGGGATGGCATTGGCCGCCCAGGACTACGGCGCAAGGTTTTTTGCAAATGACGCCAAACCCACCGGTGGCTGGATTGAGTTTCCCGGGTCGTTCAAGGACGCTGAAGCTAAGCGTGTCTTTCGTGACTCCTACCAGGCGGCTCAGTCAGGAGCGAACCGGGGCAAGGTCCTGGTACTCGAAAACGGGATGAAGTTTCATGAGGTGGGCGTCACCAACAAGGATGCCCAGTTCCTAGAGCTTCGTAAGTTTCAGATGACCGATGTGGCTAGGCTCTTTCGGGTGCCTCCGCACATGATCGCCGACCTGGATCGAGCGACATTTTCAAACATTGAACAGCAGTCTCTCGAGTTTGTGATGCACACGATGACCCCGTGGGCTGAACGCTGGGAGGCTTCGATTACTTCTGAGTTGCTTCTGGAGTCTGACAACTTGGAGGTGGAGTTCAACTTTGCCAATCTCATGCGAGGCGATGCCGCAAGTCGATCGGCCTACTATCAAAGTGGCATTCAAAACGGGTGGCTAACTCGCAATGAGGCGCGCGTTGCTGAAAACCTAAACCCACTGGACGGGCTGGATGAGCCACTGCGCCCACTGAACATGGTGGAAGAGCATGCGGCGCAGGATGTCGACGAGCCAGAGGAGACGGAGTCGGCGGATACGGAAGCTCCTGATATCGGAAGGCTTGATGCGCTAATTAACAGCACCGCTAACCGTTGGGCTAGAAGGCTTGCAAAGTCTAAGCAACTCGATGCCAAAGAAAAAGAGCTTCTATCCGACGCATTTGCCTTGCCAATGACCCGAATAGAGCAATGGGCTGAACAAATACAGCTCTCGAACTTAACTGAGCAAGAGTTATCACGATCATTGATCGAGTTAGGAAAAAACCATGAACCGACAGCTACTCGTCGCTGAATTCTTAGCGACCCCGTGGGCCATGATGCCCGAGCGACTCAATGCCTTTGCTGCCGTAATCGGCAGGTGGTCCGCTGGTATTGCGCCGGCTGAAGATACCCTGGCAAAGATCGAGTCTGATCGACAGTTGCGTGCTGAACGAAAGGCCTCCTTATCTGCAGGCGGTGGCTCCGGGATTGCCGTACTACCGCTTTACGGTGTTGTGACCCAGCGTGGCAACATGGTCGATGATGTCTCTGGCCCTGGATCAACGAGTACGCAGAAGTTTTCCTCTGCACTGAGACAGGCACTTGCTGATGAGTCGGTTGGTCAGATTCTGATCGACATCGATAGTCCCGGCGGCAGTGTCTACGGGGTGTCAGAACTTGCTGACGAGATCTATCGCGCCCGGTCCCAAAAGCCGGTCGTTGCGCTTGCTAATTCACTGGCGGCGTCTGCCGCGTACTGGGTGGGTAGTGCAGCCTCAGAGTTTTACGTTACGCCCGGAGGCGAAGTCGGCTCCATCGGCGTGTGGCAAGCGCACTTTGATTATTCGGAGGCCTTTGCTGCTGAGGGCGTCAAACCCACGCTGATCTCCGCTGGCAAGTACAAGGTTGAAGGCAACCCCTACGCTCCCCTTGATGAAGAGGCGCTCGGCTTTATGCAAAGCCGAGTAGATGACTACTACGCAGCATTTACCAAGGCGGTCGCCAAAGGACGCGGCGTGTCGCTCAGTGATGTTCGTGATGGTATGGGGCAAGGACGAGTGCTCGGTGCTGATATGGCGGTCGAGCAACGTATGGTGGATGGGGTCATGACCTTTGACGAGGTGCTCCGCAAGATGCAAAGGTCGGCCAAAGCAAACGCCTCAGGCCGAAACCGCATCGAGGAGGTCCGCCGGAGTATTGCTTTGGCTGCGCTCTAAAGACTATTCGTCTTGATCAAACCCGATAAAGGCCGCGTGACAGTTCAACATGGATACCGGAGGCGCGACCATGGTGAAGCAAATCGCGTCGGGTAGTTTGACGGTGGCAATGGCATCGTGAACATTCATCGAGTCGTAGCCGTCCTCAAGCTGCTTCTCGCAGGCCGATTGGAAAAAGTCGCTTGCAAACTCGAACCCCTCGTCGGTCCCCAGAAAAAGGGTATGCGGACACGGGTTCACTTCTGGCGCCATTTCTTCACCCATGACGGCCTGGCCGCAAAAGGGGCAGTGGATAAAGACCACGGATTCCTGGGAAAGCTCAACTTTCTGCATTCCAGCCTCCTACGAGTTCATGACGTTGAACAGTTTACTTCTCAAAGCGTTACAGGATGTATTTCGCCCCAATGGGCATCAAGCTGACCCAAAGGTCACCCCAAACAAACCGCCGTCTGGCGGTTTTTTCATTTATGGAGATTTGAAATGAGTAAGAAACTTCGCGAGCTCCAAGCCCGCAAAGCCACCCTGGTCAAAGAGGCGCGTGCCTTGACCGAACAGGCGGCATCTGAAAACCGCGATCTGACCGATGACGAGATCAGCGCATTCGATGAACTGAAGTCCCGCATTGAGGCAGCATCAAGCGCCATCGATCGCGAGGCTTCGCTAATTGCCGAGGAGGCATCGATGGCTATGACTGAAACTGCAGAGGCGGCTACTTTTATTACCGTCACCGATAACCGTGAGGCAGATCCCGCGCATGGCTTTAGAACGGTTGGCGAGTTCATGCAGGCCGTATTCCAAGCCGAAAAACCAGGTAAGGCACCTGATGAGCGTTTGCTGATTGGTCGCACTGCTGCGGCGCCTGGCTCTTATGCCAATGAGTCAGCAGGCCAAGACGGTGGCTTTTTGGTCCCGCCTCAGTTCTCGCAGCAGATCTTTAAGCTCTCCTTGCAAGAAGATTCCATGCTGCCCTTAACCGATAACGTCGAGGTCACGGGTAACAGCATGGCTTTCCCGCGTGATGAGACTACCCCTTGGG